CAGTTGTTATCGGCATGTGTGGTCAAAATCGTAACTGAACCAGTTGATCTACCAGTCGTATCATTTCCACCGGAAGTGACACCAAAAGTAGCTAGCACGTTAGCTTGAACCCACGACGTAGCCGCAGCTGCAACAAGTCTCTGGAAAGGATTGTCCATTACAAAGGCAGTTATGTCTTCTGAATTTGCTGGAGTGATTGGTTGAATGTATGCATTCGCCCAAGTTGGTTTAAGAGTAGTCGTAGCATTGTAAAAAATACCATTCATAACTCCTAACAACTCACTCGTTGTTGCAGTTCCTGCTGAATCAATATATCCAGTAGCACCTGTTTCAGATATAACAAACGAACCTTGGTGAATAGACGTTCCATGGGCGGCATCGATTAAATACTTGTGCTGATTCTTGATCGCTTGACCAGTTAAAGAATCTGCAGGTAAGAAACCGAAACCTTGTGTGTTTCTATTTGCCATAGTTTTCTCCTATTTCCATAGTTGTTAATTTAAATCGATAGTAGGGAATTGGTTGTTATCCCGAGAATAGTTAAAAAATTAACTCTTCTTTGTACCACCGAAGCTTACACGAGATTGCCTTTCGACATCGATAGGCATTCTCTTATCTTGCTCCTTCATTAAATCGTGTTGAATGGCTTCGTTTCGGTCTTCATGTTTTCTAGCCATGTAGGCCTGACGTTGCTTCGCGATTTCGTTAGGTACCTTTGCAAGCAAAAGGCCGCCAACCCCAATCACTCCCTTGTATTTGCCATCTTCGACAATTGGATAGTCAGATGAGTTTTCAATGTCTTCAGCTCTTACTAATTCATAACCTTCTCTAATACGTCCAGTTATGTTTTTAGTGTCCTGAAAACCGACACTCTCTGCTCTAATCCATCTATACCTGAATCCATCAGGTGCAGGGGGTGCATCTAGAGATGATGGTGGAACCCACACTTTTGGTCTTTCAGACTTTGACCGTGTTTGGTTCGCACGAGAAGTTTTATTGTTTTTTTCCATTACGCCTCCTTCGTGTGTTTAAGTTGTTTTGCGTACTCTTCAAGTGGCACTCCTAATTTTTTAGCTATTGCTACCTGTGAAGAAGTGAGTCTCACAGTTTTGCGACCAGGTTTTACGCTTCTATTAGCCGAAGCGACCGTCTGAACGGGCGTGGTCGTGTGCTTTTGTCCATCTTTATCAAATTTATTGCTAAAGTCAACTCTTATTCTTTTGTCAACTTCAGAATAATAATCATCTGATTGTGGGTCAAAGCCTTCATTTACAAGGTCCTTATGTATTTCAAACGCTGTAAATGTCATAGCTCTATTTTGACCAAACCAAGGATTTCTAGAAGCCCAATCTTCAGCTTTAGGATCCGGTGTTGGTAATTGTTGAGGAGTCTCTTGTGGTAATCTACCACCGTCAGAGAGTTGTACAGGTTTCTCGGCCTGTTTTGTTTCTCTACCTTCTTTTGCATTCGTAAGTTTTGCATTCTCAAATGCGAGTGTTGCAATTCTTTTGTTTGCTTCAACTTGAGCTTCTGCATTACCTGATTCAATTGCTGCAGCTAATTCTTTTTGTGCAGCTTCTAAACCAGTATTAATACTTGTCTCAAATTTTTTAATATAATCAGAATCAGTTTTTTCAAATCTGGCTTCTAATCTTCTTCTAGATTCTTCTACACCTCTGGCATAATCAACTGCAGCAGCTTCCCGTCTTTCTGCTTCTCTCATTTTTCTAGTTAATTTAGAAATACGAGCTTGAACACCTTTGCTATAGTCCTCTAAAGTTTCATCTTGTTTTTTTTCTGGTTCTTGTTTTACTTCTATTATTTCTTCTTGTTTCGTTTCAGTTGTTTCTTGTTTCGACGCTTCAGTTGATTTTTCAACTTCTTCGGTTTTTTCCTCTGGTAAAGATACTTCTACTTCAGGACCTGAAGTGTCAACATCTACTTTTGGATCATCATGTTTAATCGGATTATTTTCCGGCATAGTTTCCTCCTATGTTAGTATTGATGCAAGATATCCTCTGGATTCTCGATTGTTGCTAAAATTTCGTCATCATTAAGAAGACGAACTTCCCCACCTTCAATTTGTATTCTTGATCCCGCATAACGCGCGAACATTACCCAGTCTTTGACCTTGCACCATGGACCATCGGGATATCTCTCACTATCCCTATAACAATCTGGACCCATAGCTAACACTAAACCACATTGAGAAGCAACTTGTTGTCGCTCCAATGTATCTTCGGTCATTACTATTCCCCCTTTAGTTTTATCTTTCATCTTGAAAGGTAAAACCAACATTCTCCAACCCGTAGGTTGGGGTAATTTTGTTTTCTCTTCGTTGGCTAAATCTTTTTCTTTTTTAGGTTCTTTTTTTGGAAGACCTACTAATTCTTTATTTGGTAGATGTATTTTTGGTTGTGATATCGATGACTGTTCCTTCATTTTTCTCCTTAGAGTTAAGCAGGCTTGAAAGTTCCTGGCGCACTGATTCCAGTGCATTAATTTGTCCTATAATATACTGATATTTTTCCATACTGTCAATACCACCAGACGTAACTGTCATAGATAATTGATCAGTTCTAGTATGTATAAATCTTATTAGTTTTTTTATTACTGTCTCTAAATTCATTAAATTTTAATGCCAACAGCTCTTAAACAATCTTTACATCCTTTAATAAATCGCTTATGTGTTCCGCAATGCTGAACTGCTGGTGCAACCGTCTCTTTTAAAACGATTGGTTTCTCTTTTTTCCCAAATAGGAAATTCCACAATTTTTTAAACATTATTCCCCAAAAATATTGCCGCTTTTTTTAATATTTTTTAAAGCTTTATCAATAGCTGGATACTTTCCTTTTTTAGGAAGTTTTCCTTTTTTAGCATCTTTAAATATTTTTGCAGATTCTTTATTTCTTTTCCAAGTCTTATAAGCTCTTCCAAATCCCCTAATTGCTGCACCTATCCCAGCCATTATGAAGCTCTCTTTCTAGCCATCTTTCTAAATGTCTTTGCAAGGTTATATCTTCTTGATCCTTTAGGACAAGTCTTACTGCCAAATTTTTTACCCGTACAAGGTTTATCTTTTCTCATGCCTTTTACAGCATCTTGAATCCAGCCACCTGATTTTAAAGGTATACCACCACTTGGATAACCATAAGAATTAGCTCCTAGTTGAAGCTTAACTCCAGGTACGCTTTTATCTTTAAGATAATTGTTCATTATTTTTTCTTTTTTGGAACTAATTTTACTTTGCCGTCTTTAATTTTTATATCTCGTTCCATAAATTTTTTGTATTTTGGAAATTTATGTTTAGCCGCTCCATGTGCACCAACTACTCCAACTACTCCGGCACTAGCACCACCTATAACTTTTTTGTTATATTTTTTTGTATCGCTTACAGCTTTTTCATATTTATCATGAATAGCAGAAACTCTTTTAGCAGCATCTTTTTTAATTTTAGATGCTCCTGAACCTGGTTTAACACCAACCTTTTTGTATTGGTCATCAACAGTTTTAAACATGGATTGTTGATCTTTTCTTCTTGATGTTAAATTCTTTGCTGGTTTAACAGATTTAATAACAGGATGTTGTAATTTAGCACCATATGGTGGATTATTAAATACACTTTTGGAAGCTTTATTTCTTTTAGCTACTTTAAGTGCTTTACCAAATCCTTTAATTGCTGCGCCTACGACTCCCATTATGCTTTTCCACCTTTCATAAACGCTCTACCAAGGCCACGTTGTGCCATTCCACCACCGGCTCTTTGTGATCTTTGTCTTAACGGGCCCGGACCTTTTGTTAATACGTCTTTTTTTCGTTCAAAATGTTTTTTTAATATTTTTTTCTGTTGCTCGGTTAATTTTCTTCCTGGTTGTGTGAAATGTTTTGGAATATTTTTTAATTTTTTGTGTAACTCTTCTTTTCTTTTAGGATCGGTTATTTCTTTAACAATTCTTTTTTTCTCGTCTTTTAAATTTCTTTTACCACCTCTAGTCCATGCTTTTTCAGCATCAACTCTTTCAAGTTCTTCTATGCGATTTTCTCTTCGAGTGTTCTTACGTTTAGAGCCCCTCATATCTGATGTTCTCCATACTTTTCTTAATGGCATAATACTCCTTACTTATTAATTTTTTGATTTGGACGCTTGCCCCATTTACCGTAAGATTCATCTCTACGATCTTTCATAGATTGTTTCTTACTAGATTCTTTTCCAGTTCTCATACCTAAAGATTCATCTTCTCTAGCTTTATAACCTTGTTTCTTAGGCTTGCTGCCTTTTCCATATGGGAATCTGACATTTGATCTAACACCGTTTTGTCTCATATTTTTCTCCTAGTTAAGTTTATTATAACTTATCTCCTTAGACAAGTCTATTTTTTCTTCTTCTTCTTCTTCTTTACCACTGGTTTACTTCCATACTCCTCGGTCCAGTCTTTTGCTATCTTAGGATGATTTTTCCAGAGATAACGTCTTTGTTTTTCTGATTTAAATGGCATTATTTTTTACCGTTTCTAAAAATCTGTGTACCTTTTATACCAAATATGCTCGCGCAGACAAGGATCCATAAATTTGTGAACCAGCTCGGCAGTGCCTGGAAATGCTCGAAGAAAATTTTTATCTTCTCCATCGCCAACGGATCATCCGACCAGACCCCATATGCGAGCACCAAAATGGGCAGTGTGAGAATTAATAAAACGACCTCGTCCTTATAGTCGTTTTGACGGGCTTCTAAAAGTTTGCCAGCGTATTCCGTCTCTCCTCGGGCCATCTTAGTTGCATGCATGTGTTGTGCATCAGCCATAGCCATTTTTGTCTCTTGACGTTTTTTATATATGTGACTGCCAGCGTTTAAAGCTAGTTTAAGCGCTCCTAAAATTGGAAATGCCATACTAGTACCAGGTTGCTGATTGTTTTCTAGCTGCTCCAGTACCTTTTACAGTTACTTTATCCCCAGTTGGGATAACGTTTCTTGCTCTCGTGATATCAGCTTTACTTCTTTTATCATAGACAAGATTCTGTTTAGGAACTTCAATCTTTTTAGATTTTTTATAGTTCATCATATTTTTCTCCTATTGGTTTTTATACTATCTTTTAGGACCTTTCAAGGTCTTTACATCTTTACGCTTCATTTGATCTGTATACAGTTTAGTATCCGCAGATAATAAAGCTTTATCCATAGCTGTTTCATCTCTCATTTCAGCTAAATCTTCATCTTGCTCCATTTTCTGTTCAGTCAAATCTCTATCTTGTACAAGTTTAGCCGTATCAAGATTCAATCTATTTTCATCTTCTAAAGTTTTTCTTTCAGTCTCCCTAGCTTTTAAATCAACTTCTCTCTCTTTTAATTTAAGTAATGGATCATGATCAAATTGAGAAGTAATTTTCTTCTCTTCCTTCATAAATTCTTCAGTCATTTCAGCAATCAAAATTGCTTTTCTAGCTTCGATTGTTTGAGATATCATTTGTAAATCTGCTGCAGCTTGTGGATTCTGCGGAGCAATTTGTTGAAGTTTTTGCATTTCTTGCATTTGTTCTCTAAATTCTAATTGAACTTGTTCTTGAGCCATTAAACTAATGTGCTCTAAAATATTTTTCTGTAATGAACCCATAACCATCGGCGCATTTCTAACCATGTTAGTTGCCATAAAATTTAAGTGAGCTGTAATATGGGCTCTATGATCTTGTCCCGGGAAAGCTTGAAAAGGTTTACCTGCTAATGCATCTATATTTTCTATAGCTGGATCTTTAGGTGCATTGGGCGGTGGAGGTGGCAATATTGAATCAATGTTTTTTACTCCAATTGCTTCATACATAGTTCTATAAACATTATACATGTTGTGCATTTGTGGATTAGTGGTTGCTAATTGCATTTCAGTTTGTGCTAATGTTATTCTCTGTGACATTGAGAATATATTAGGATCAGCCACAGGTAGAATATCTACTCTGTCATCAAAGTCCATTTGCTTAATGGTCCTTGCACCACCGACAACATCGTAAGGATATTCTGGTGGTAAATACTGTGCAATAATAGTCGCCAGTAATCCAAATTCTTTTTTCATTGCTGCATACAATCTTTTATGTATTGCAGACATAACTCTTGAACCACGTTCAAGTAATGCAATTGTAGTTCCTACAGCTGCGCCTTGATTACCATCACCAACTTGCATATCGGCAATCGCAGCAAATCTTTGTCCAGCTTGAACAACAATTCCTAACAATTGTAATAATGTTGGAGAAGGTTCTTTATAAGGTAGTGGAAAGAAAGCATCTCTTAATGATCCACCCGGTGCATCTACATCTTTAAATTCACCCGGTTGAATTGGATCAGCTTCATTCTGAACTCTAACACCTCTTTGCTTAAATCCTGCAGGTAGGTTAGCTAAAGTTCCAGCGTCTAATAATTGACGGAGAGCCGCCGTTGCCGTACGACTCAATCCGCCAATCATGTGAATGAGTCCGAAACCATAAAATCCTAGTCCTGGCAGAAATTTGAAGTGGACGAAGTATTGGATTCTATTTTTCTTCGGATCATTGGGCGCAAAGTTTCGCTTGATAGCGAGAACTTTTCTTGTACCTTCCTCAATTGTAACAATGTAAGGAAGTTTTATTCCAGTAGGTTCATTGTTTCCATCAACCTCCTCGAATCCTTCTAGATCTAAATTAACGTGGCATTCTAACAAAGTATAAATAGGCTGTTGTCTACCTGTAGCTTTTGTTCCTTCTAGCTCACGTTCCTTTTTTTCTAATTCATTTGTAGTGACCATTCCTGGTGGCCCTAATTCTATATCTCGATAAAACCCAGAAACTTGTTGCTTTCGCAACTCGTTTTCTGGAATTTTAATTACATGAATAATAGCTTCCGCATCATCTAATGAGGTAGCTGTATACGGAACTACTAATTCATCTGCAGGGACGAACTTTGAAACTGCTCTTCCCATGGTCATATCATAATAGACTTTTTTAAATGTTGATCCTGCTAACGGTAAATGAAATAACATCGAATCAAATTCTGGTTCGTATTCTTTCATCTTGTCCATAACAAGATAGTTCATATAGTCTTTTACTCTTTGAGCTTGTAAATCGTTTGCTGGAGTTTTAACTCCTATTACTTGAGTTCTAACGGGTCCATCTCCCGGTAATAATTCTTTGTAAGCTTGTGCTTGAAATTGTGTAACGGATTCGGCTAGTACTGGGTGAGTTGCACCACTAGCTCCTTGAAATGGTTCTGTTCTATTTTCATATTTAAATCCTAAAAGATCTAAACCATCTCTATAAGTTTTTTCCCAATCTTTTCTAGAAGATTTATAATCCATGTAGTTTCCAGCCTGCTCGTTGCCGATCGGCTCTAAAACATCTTCCGGTAAAATATCTGCTAGGTTATCAAAATGATTTTCTGTTCCAGGAATGTTAATTGCTCCCGGTTCAAAATCAATAGTTGCTCCACCGTCGTCTTCAGGTGTTACTTCTACTGGTTGTTTTTCTGCAACTTCCTCTTCTACCGAAACTTCAGCTATTTCTTCCTCACTTGGAAGTTTAAACTGTGTTCGTGTATTAGGGAGTCCTTTATCAATATCTGCCATTTATACTCCTAAGTGTTTGTAACATAATATTTTAGATTTTCCAACCCCTGTGGTTGTGGTCCAGATTCAGGTGGAATTGCTCCTCGTCTTCTTACTCCAGCTATTCCTCCTTGTGCATAATATCTCTCATGATAAGGCTCCATTTGTTCATAAGTCATACTATGACCCGTAACCGGATGATAATATTGTTCCTGAATATTTAAATCTTTGGCTCTTTGTTCTCTTTCTTCATCACTCATAGCTGAAAGTTTTGCCTGTTCAGAAGTAGGGTCCCATATATCACCTAATCCACCGGGAAATTTTCTTAAACCTCTTACAACGGGTCTTAACACATCACTAGTTTCCATTAAATTTTGTGGTAGGTAAGTTTTCCAATCAGAAACAGCTTCCCACAGTGGACTTCCAATTGAACCCATCTCAGGATTAACTCTGTCTTTTCTTCCTTCATCTAAAAGACCAGTTTCTAAGTTTTTATTATATTCTT